CGTTGCCATTGGCTAGGCGCTTGGGGGTTCAAGTTTCAACCGTAGTTACAAGCGGCAAAACTTGCCCATCGGCAGAGCAGGGGAACAAGTGCCTCACTTGTCGCGCATGTTGGGACAGAAAGCAGGAAGTTGTCGCATACGGCAAACACTAAGGAGAAAAACATGAAAAATAAAGCTGGTAAGTTTATGGGTATTCCATTTTGTGTTTGGAAGGATTCTAAGTATCCAATTTTTTATTGGAGTTGGGGCGGATATGGCGGGCAAGTTGAAAGCTTGGCGAGTTGTTGGGAGTCAATTAGGCGCGCTGCTGGTATTTGGGAGAAGGATAGCGCTGGCAATTGGAGACATTCAAGTGAGGCTATAACGTCATGACATTTTATGCCGTTTACAACTCACAAGGCCAATTCTTCGCGCGGTTCACGTCCTACTCAAACGCCCTACGTTGGGCGGTGAGGAATGGGATGGAATGGAGCGCGATAATAAGAAAAGAAAAGGAGAATGACAAATGCAGCTAGCGCAGCCTTGGGTCTTCTGTTGGGGCATCATTCTAGGCGCCTGTCTTGTTGGAGTGATGACCCTAGTTTTTGGGACCAAGTAGTTTCCCCTCGTCTTCCCTGGTCACGCGGGGAAGGAGAGGTTAAACTATATATTCTATTATCTTGACCAGGCCACAATTTTTAAGAGAATCAAAAGATGAATGAATTGAGTGCAGAGGTTAGGGCCTACTTTTCCGCGATGGGTAAGAAGGGCGGGAGCGTAAAAGGCGCTAGCAAGGCGCGCACCAGGGAGCAGGCACAACGCGCGGTCAATGCGCGGTGGGAGCGCTATAGGCTTACCAAGCAGGCAGGAGCGCTTGGAAGCGCTGAAAGCGCTACTAGCGCTAGCGCTAATAAAAATAATTTAGAAAAGCCTTCATAAGGATGCAATAGCGAAATCCGAAAATTTGGATTTTCAATTTTCAAAATCAGTTTCCAAATTTTACTATTTTGAAAAAAGTCCCATAAGGGATAGAATAGCGAAATTTATTATTTTGTAATATATTAATATATATCTACTTACCTATTGAAATACAGCATGCTCTATTGCCTAATTCAAGATTTATTAGTTTGGATTTCGCGTTTAAAGGCGATTTCTGGTGCTTTCTATGATTTATGATGCTTTTACCATCCTCATTACAAAGATCGCTTGGCGAGGCTCCTGGGTGGCAATACGTCGATTTTAAAGACTTTTTGCTTTTCATATGCCTACCAGTTCTTGCATGACCAGTACCTAGCGGTCATCTTGCTTGGCTTCTCTGAATCACACTTGTGCCTAGCCCTAAAGCTACGCCTACGGTCTGGGTTGCTCTTCTTGATCTTCATGTCTGGGTCGCCATACCGAATGGTCTTGGACTGACCATTCTGGCAGGCCCTAACCACGAACTTCTTGTTTGCGCCTGGAGTCCTTCTAGGACTGTTACAAGGCAAGTCTTGTGTACTCATACTTCATCAACCTCCCCATCGAATATATCGCAGTCTTTGAGAGCAGCCAGGTCTTCCTGGTGCTTTGCGAAGAAAGTCGAAAGCTTGGCCATCGATAACGCTATCTCAGCCCACTCATGCTCGAAAACCTCGTAGGAACAGTTGTTTTCCATGTCATCGACCAATTGCCCTAGCTGGCGAAGAACGGCATGTAGCTGGGCATTCTCGCGTTGCAGCAGGCCAATAAAGCGACAGGCCTGTTTAAGCAGATCCCTATCTCGGTGCGAATCCACCCTTTTTCGCTTTCATCACACGATACACCCTAGGTGAGATCGTGCTTTTAGATTTAGGACGACTGATGCCAGCCTTGCGTCTGGCGTTGATATTTGCGTATAGACCTTGTTTCATTTCGCCCATTGTACCACACCTATCCCGCCCCGCACCACGCCTTGGCAGGTGTGGGCGGTGAACCACCCATGCCGTGTCATTTGTTTTCTGGTCCCGCCAGTTTGAAGTTTCACTACGGAACACCGCAGGTGAAGGGGGAGGGGGACGGGACTAAAGGAGTCCCCCTTCCCCCTGGTTCCTTCGTGGTTCATGGTTCTTTATATATATAGGAATGACACTAGTGTAGAAGAACCCATTTTGACACCGCGATTTGACACCTCAGAAAACTGACTGGTTGGCGGTATATAACCCATTCTCCTTCAATATCTTGCCAGCCTGCGACATGCGTTTAACGTGTCTTTTGGCAGTTGACTCCGAAACTTGGAACTTTTCCTGCACAAATCGGAACAAGTCGCATGCCGTGAACTCGCGTGAACCCATCTCTTTTAGGAGCCTTGCATCGCCTACAAGCTTCTTCTTTCCACCACTCTGCTTCAGCTCATCTGGGTTCAAGTTATAGTTGACGGTGAACATAGGGTACTTCCATTGAACCACGAATGGATCGACAGGGGGGAAGTTGCGCAGGGTCATCTCGCAGGTGAAAGTCTTCTCGTCCTCCTCATGCGCTGTCAGTACTACCAGGCTGTCTGGATTGCGCGCGAACACACCGCTACCGCTGAACCGATCAATCGCTTCTGAGCTTGACTTGTTGCCCTTGCTGAAGTGATGGGAAAGGATGACTGACAGATTGTATCGCGTGGCCAGATACTCGAACTCGTTCATAAGGGCGCCCATATCGCCAGCGCTGTTCTCATCGCGGTCTCCCATCAACATGTAATTTGGATCGAGGATAATCGCCTGGTACCCGCGACCTTCGATATGCTTTTCGATGATCGGGCGGATCAATGTCAAGTCGGCTGCATATCCTCGAAGCGTCCACACGTCGAAGTCGTCCACCTTACCTTGCAACTCCTTGGCTGCGATTACGTCCGCCAGTCGAGCGCGGAATGACCACTCTTGGATCTCGAAGTTAATGAACAACACCTTCGCCTTGGTACACTTCTGGCCCCACCACGGAGTGCCAGAGTGTAGGGAAAGCGCAAGGTCAATCAGACTCCAGCTCTTGAACGCCTTGCTACCTCCGCCAAGCAGGAGCTTTCCACCCTGGTGAAGTATGCCCTCGATAAGAACATCGGGTTCCTTTAGATTGTCGGTGAGTAATTCGCTGTACGTCTTAATCGGTGGCCATTGGTCCACCGACGGTTTTAATCCTAGTGCTACTGCTGGCTCGATCATTTTCCCTCCTTGCAAAACCAAAGCAGGCTTTGCGTTTTATCGTCCCTCTTTGCTCCCGCCACCCTCACAGGTTGACTCGGTTTAAATGTCGCTGGATCGCATCCCATCGGAACCAGGAATGCTTTCAATTGCTTCTCCCATTCTGGATTAGGCATCGGGTCGAACCATCCGTGCAGACTCTTGCCTGCCGTATCGACCACAGCATAAAGTTTCATCTTAAACAAATCGCGCATCAATTGGAAGACCGCACCTATCTCGGCCTTCGACAACTCATCGCTCTCCACGACCAGGAACCTGCGCGTGTCCACGTTCTCGTTAGCCCTGCTAATCGTTCCAGCCTTGAACGCCGATCCAGTAATGAATTGCCCGACTGGTTCGTCCAGCTTCATCCACTCGGAAGCAGCGCGGAAGTTTTGCGGATGATTACCGCTATCCTTCACCGCTCCGATCCACACGATGTCGTCGGACTTGAACAGCGATACAAGCATCCTGTAATCGTTTGTCGGATTATCGTCCAGCTTGGCAGGCGACTGCTCGTACATGTCGGCTGGGTCCCACTTGTAATGTGCGAGATACCTGGCTCGATTGGATTGTGCAATCACACCGATTCGCTGGATTATGTCACTCTCAACATCGCGTTCGATGACGAGTTTCATTGGATTAGTTCCATTGGTAGACATGGGTGCGACCAGCGGTCTGTACAGCGGATCGTTGAGGATTAGCTTGCGCAATTTGTAATTCGCATCATTGCGCATCGCTTGGCAACTTGTGTGCCAGCAGAAGATCGTGGGAACCGAATCCACGAATACCGTGGTATCGCGCACCCTGGTATTGCTTGTGTGGAACTGCTCGCCTGGGCAACGGCAGAGTCCGTGGTTTTCCGACTGCCACTCGACCTGTCCGACAATCGATTCAGCTTTAGTTTGTGTTGTTATCATTTCGGCATTGTCACAATAAAAATTAAAAGCGCAACATAAATCTCAAAAACAATTCCCCTTTGTTTCATGCAAGCACACAAAGCTCAGTCGCAGGCTCTCCCTGCGCACCATTCGGGGAATTCGAGACTACTGCTTGTCCTCCTCCATCGCCTTCTTCGCTTTCTCGACGATCATGTCCGCCGTGATGTTGCGAAGCGCGTTGCACCAGTACTGCGTGCCTTTGGTCTTGTTGCTTGCATCCTTGCACTTGGATTGAGGCAACGTGCCGTGTGGCCTGCAAGGCGCGTGCGGACAAACATCTGGTGCAAAGACTGGATAGGATCTTGGATAATATTTGCAGCGATCCATCGGGTCATATGAACCCCACAGACTGATGCACGCCGTGTCCAGTCCAGCAGCCATGTGATTGACCGACGAGTCTGGTGCGACAACAAAGTCAGCGCCATGCACGATCGGGAACAAGGAACGCACGCTTGAGGTCGCGTTGAATAGATCCACAATGCGCGGATGATCGACGTGGAAATCGATTGATCGATCCAGCCCGATGATGACCGCATGATGTTTGGGAAACTCCTCAAGTAGCGCCTGGACTGCCAGCTTGCCAAGTTGCGGTGGGTAGGTACGCGTCGGACCAGAAGATGAGACATGATATACGAAGTAAGGATCTGGCAACGGCCAGCGCCCGATCTTCTTGAGTTCTTCGTAGTCTGGCTGGACAACGTACAGGTGCGGACGTTTGTACTTTGGATCAACAAGCTTCCTTTCTCCAACCTTTGCCGATACATCCGCCACCAAGCCTTCCGCACCCATCCATGTGTAAATCCTGTCGTAGTGGCATCCAGGTCCTGTGCCTAGCTCGGTTCCACCAACCTTTCCAGAGAACAGATCGTCGAGCGGAACATGCGCGTCGTACGATTCCCATGCCTCCAGCGTTGGCGGGAGTGGATAGGCATTCGCACCAAGACCAGCGAATAAGGCCATGTTGCGAGCAGGACAGTAAATGTCCACGGTTCCACCAGAGTTGTCCACCAAGTATCGTACAATCCCTGTGGCCATGATCGCGTCGCCAATGGCTCCAGCGCGGTAGACAGCAGTCGATCCGCCCTCCGCCCTTCCTGGGTAATACGGCTTGATCTTATGAGGAACAGGAATCGCCTCGTTGAACGGAGCATTGGTCAATTCATCTGGCAGGATGTAGCTACAACGTGGCCACAATTTGTTATCGTCCACAACGTGGACTGCTGGTGTGTTATTTGTCCATAGTTTCATTTTGTTTTCTCCTCTATAATAAAGAACACAGCAAGAATAGCTGTGACTACTGTGATGACCGCGATGGCAACAAGAAGCTTTCCTATTGCCAATCCTGCTCCGACAATGATCCAATCGTATAGCGCGCTCATTTGGCTTTACATTAAAAGCAATGGCTGTGCCTCTGCAATCCTTTTATTTATCAGCTTTATATATTCTGGATTAAGTTCACAAAGGATAGCATTCCTGCCATGTTCAACCGCTACCTGTGCTGTTGTCCCGCTACCACCGAATGGGTCAAGAACAGTTCCGCCGACAGGACAACCAGCAAGAACGCAAGGCTCAATTAACTCTGCTGGATATGTTGCAAAGTGCGCCTCTTTGTATGGCTTTACATTAACTGACCACACCGATCTCTTGTTTGCCTTTTCGTATGATTTAGTTAATCCGCTGTGGGGCTGAAGTCCTGTACCGCTGTTGTGATACTTTCCATTAGTCCTATCCCGCGTACCCCAATCCTGCTTTGACTCAACCTTGATTGCCTCGTTATCGAAATAATAATTCGGCTTCTTGGTCATTAGGAAAATGTATTCGTGAGCCTTGGTGCATCTATCTGTAACCGATTCGGGCATAGGGTTTGGCTTGTGCCAAATGATGTCTTGGCGCAGATACCAACCATCTGCCTGTAGTGCGAAGGCAACTCTCCAAGGTATTCCAACCAAGTCCTTGTGCTTTACGCCAGTCCCAGCGAAAGTAGATGCCATTTTATTTTTAGCCAAACCAGAATCAACTAGCGTTCCATTGCTACCATTCCTAGCCGTATCTGGAGTTGCTTTGCCATCCCTATAGGATGCGTATGAATCGCCAAGGTTAAGCCACAATGTCCCATTGTCTCTTAAAATACGATGAACCTCTCTGAATACGGATACTATCTTAACCGTGTATTGCTCTGGAGTTAACTCAAACCCAACTTGGTTATCCTTGCGAACAGCACCACACCGCTTGCAAACGTCCTTGTATATACCATCCCCAACCGCCCCCTCCAGATTTCTATGGCCTGTTTGCGTCTTGTCCGACTGCTTGCTATCCCGCTTGTGCGAGCAAGAACTATCACCACCAACCCAAGTTCCAGTTCCATAATCACGCAATCCCCAATACGGAGGACTTGTTACGCAACAATTAACTGATTGGTCTGGCAAAGTTTTTAACTGCTCAATGCAGTCGCCTTGTAGTATTTTTACGTTCATACGCTCTGCATCTGGTAGGCATGGCTCACCAGCTCCCGAATACACTTGGCATAGGCATTGGCATCCGTCGTGTCGTAACAGAAAATCTCTGTGCGGAATCCGCCAGCCTCGACCCATAGCTTCCACCTGGAACCATCGTTGTCCCAATACTTCTTAACCTGCATTGCTATCTCGTTGTGTGTTTTCATTGTTTTCTCCTGTTATTTCTTTACAGACCAAGGCTGCTGCATCGACCAGCGCAATGATCTGAATGATGTCAATCGCATGTCCATGGTTCGCGCGATCCCTCTCCACAGCCAGCTTTTCCCTGGCAGAGAGAAGGATGTCGCGCGCCCACTTGAGGCGGTTCTTTGCCTCAACTTCCATTACATTCCAGACTTGGCTTTGAATTTGCGAGGCGACTTGTTGCTCTCGCCAGCAGCAGACAGCGCAATCGCGATCATCTGCTTCTGCGAACGAGGAACCCCGCCTGCACCGCGAGCCTTGCCCTTCTTCTTGTTGTCCATGGCAAGCTCATGCATGTTCTTCGATACGTTGCTTCCTAGTGGCATTGTTTGTTTCCTTTCTGTTTATGGTTTACCCGACGAAGATGTTAAAGATGTTTGGGAAAACTTCCGACAAATACGAAGCATACTGGCGCCCATCCTGGCCCACATAATAAACCGCGCTTGTCTCTGGAGTTTCATCAATGCAAGCGAACCAGTCACCTGGAGCTACAGCGCATCCGTCAACTTGAATGTATTGGTTTTCGTTAATTGTCATAGTGTGGTATTGGCGGTTTGTTTGCTTTAATTGAGAATGACGGATTCTCGCATCGCCTGCAATCCTTAATATCAAAATCCAGAATGTCACCACAATTCAGCATCACGGTGAAAATTTTGTTATGGTCCATTCCATAGTCTGTCACCAGGAATGCCAGCCCCTCACCCTTCGGCGTCATCACCCACATCTCTGGATTTAGCTGGAGCATCTTAAAACCTTTTAAAGTCTGCAATCGGAATCTGCACCACAGGCTCATTGTCTCTTGGATTACCAGAATTGCGCGACATGTAGGATATCGGAAGCTTGCTGTCCTCCTTTATCTCGTAGAACCCCATCGCGTCGGACCATTCGACAACATAGAACGTAGGAGCGAAAGCAGCGTATGCCTTTAGTGATATATACTTTTGGAGCGATAGGCACAGGGTAGAGTACTTGTTAATCTCATTGCTTCGCTTCCTGGCATCTGCAAATGCGCATTTGTCACAGCGCACAATCATGGCGTCGAACGTGTACGCCTTGGGCATGAATCTTGGCTCACCGCCGCAATGCTTGGCGAATGCTTCCACAATGCGCTTCTCATTTGCAATGTCCTGTTCACTTTCGTGAAACCCGACTGGCTTTCTGTTTGGAGTAAGCATCAATCCTTACCCCACAACAATGTGAGCAATCCAAGACAGATTGATATCACACCAATAACTGCGAATGCTTGGTCGGTTGTCATCGCCATGCTGGTCCAGTCAACCAGGCCACAAGTACCCAACGCGTACCCCATATCGGCGCCCTGGCTCGATGTTCGATATAGGATGGGAACCAGCATCCTGCGCCCTGCTCGCGCATAAACTGCTTGTTCTCGATATCCGCCTTAACCTGCAATCCTCCTCCAAGGTACTCGCTAGTATCGGACAGGTTGACCACCGCAGTAAGCTTGCGGTCGCTTCCAGTAAACGTGTCGAAGTGCCACCAGAACTGCTGTAGTGGAGAGTACTTTAGGATCTGCAACTGCTGGATACCAGGAACGTCGAAGTTCCAATTCTCCTCGTTGATCGCCTTTGTCAGCTCAAGCATGATTCCATAAAGCCACTTGTAATGAGGCGAGAAAGGCATCCAGCACGACGAGCATGTCCTGGCAAACGATATGTTGTGTCCTCCACCCTTCTTCATCACAGTCGCGCGCTTCATGCCAATAACCTCTGCATCCTGGCGGATCATGGCGCATTGCGTTGGAGTCAGTACATACCGCTCGACAGCAGCAGTCAAAACCTTCTGGGCATATTTCTTTTCGCTCATTTGATTATCTCGTCCTTTATTACGTTAAACATTCTGTATGCCATATAGAATCCAACCAACGCGATCATTACAATGATGGATATGCAAACACCTATGCAACAAATCGCAAATATGATCCCCATGATGTCGTTAAGCATTTGCCATCTCCTTCATCCTTCGAAGCAGGCTCCTATTGTCGATGTGAACTCCAGCAGCCCTGCACCAGAACCACACGACTCCGTTCTTAAAGTCCTTCACAAGCTTTCTTACCTGCTGGATGTTCCTATACTCCTGGCAGTCGTTTAGGCTTATGTCGTCCTTGTAGAAGTCTTCCTTTATCGTAAGACCATCTAGAACACCGCGACGCTGGAGCATGCGAACGTCATCAATCGCCTGCTTTGCCACCTCACCAGCGAGCTGGCACAACCTGTCGTCGTAATCTCCTTTGACAAAATGACTAGTCCTCATCGTCTCCTTCTCTTGCTGCGATTCATCTCGCACCATTTTGCGTACTCATTCCAAAGAAATGCTGCGTCTTGTGCCTCTTCCTTGGTGTCGAATATGTCGGTTAGAGGAGGTAGGCCATTCGCTGGCACAGCTCCCCATAGGCGAGGTCCAATCACATTTCCTGCCATCGTGTGGATTCGCCACTTGCCAGCTTCCTTCACAACCTTCACAGGAGTCATCGTCCAAGCTCCTTTAGCTTTGCATCGTCGGCCTTAACAAGTTCAATCATCTTGTCCATGTCAAATGATTGGCCAGCATAGTGCAGGCAGAATGCATCTTTGTACTTATCCAGGCCAAAGTGCGATTCGACGCTGGTCATACAATTGTAGGCTGGGTCTAGCGGAGTCAGCTCCATGTTCCACAAATGCGCCTGGATGTTCATCCATGTCTGCTCGCCAAAGTGGTTTGGATAACAACCAAACGGAGGGCATGAGAACAGTCCAAGGAACTTATTGCTCACGACGAACACGCCTGTGTTTACGTAGAACCTGGGCGTGATCTTCCCGCCAAATCCCTTGGCCAGATCGACCATACCTTTCTTCCTGTCCAGGAACTCGCCTTCATCCAGGGCGCAGAAGAAATGCTGACTGCCATCCATGTCTGGTCCGCCAATATCCTCGCAGTCTTCCGTCACCAGCACGTCGGCGTCAAAGAAAGTCACCTGCTCGTATCCGCGCGCCAGCATGATGTTTCCGATTGCCAGCTTGGAGTACTGGACTGGATCGGTGACTGGTTTTGTGATTGCCATAAAATCAATCGCGTACCGCTTCGCGTACGCTTCCATCCTTGGCTGCGTGATCTTGAGCAGCTCATGCCATTTTTCACCAAATGCTTGCGTGACCACAGCGCGCTTCATTTCTTCTTCCTCCTTGTTTTACGTTGTTTTACTTCCTTCCATACATTAAAGTCTTTATCAAAATCAACTGAAAGGAGCATGAGTTTCTGGTATAGTTTCCCGCCAAAACCAAAAGGCAGAAGCGTGATGCTTACCAGGTCTCCAAGAAAATAAAACAATCTTGACAGCGTTGTCATTTCTTCTTCACCTCGGAAAGATCGCACCATGCTTCCAGCGGTAGCGCATCACCGCAGAACGCAATCTGCACTTCTGTTTTTGCCTTTGGGTCCATGGCGAAGAGCGCTGTTCCGCCATCCACTTTTTCGATCCTTGTTGCTTTCATTTCGTAATCTCTACAGTCGCGTATTTTGGCAGTCGAGCCTTTTCGTAATCTTTTTCAGATTTAAAGAACAAATCCAATACTGGCAATTTGCTTGCCCCGCTGGCCTTTCTCTGAATGACCGCTGTGCCAGTATCCACGACGACCCATTCCTGCGAGTATCCAACAATCTTGACCTTGCTCCATGCTGGTATGACCTTGTGATCCGTTGCGCAATGCCGTCCAGGTCTAAGGCGCACACCTTCGCTGGATTGCATCCTGCTAGTGTAGTGGTCCTCTCCTGGCCAGTAGCCAGTCACGCGAACCTTGATCTTCTTCTTGGGTGGTTCTTTCTCGATCATGACATTGGATGCCATGGATGTCGAAAGAGCAAAAATAACCAATATGGCCAAAGCCCTCATCTTCCAGCGTCAAAATCTTCTTCTGCTTGGCAGCACAGCGCGTCATCTGCCTTTTCCAATAAATCCTTGTCTGGATTTTTGATGTCTTCAGTATCAGTTGAAATTTCAATTTTTGACATTATCACATTATTTACAACTTCTGCATAGTAATGTTCCCTGTATCCAACTGGACCAATGTCCTCTGTAATTGTATCAATTTCTGCATTTCCATATGCAGTATATTTTTTACCATTAAATTCAAAATCAACGCTTACATCTTCTATAATCATAGTCTTGGTATCTCCTTTTTGATTTGTGCTAATACGAACAATGATCTTACCAGCGCACGCTCAAGGTGGTCAACACTTGTTTCACCGTTATTATCTGGACAAGGCGTGGATTTATGAAGCTGCATCTGTGCCGTGGCTAGGTGACGTATCGCGCGCGCAATATGGTAATCGTGAGTCGGTCGGTCCTTCTCCAACCAGTCGCCGTAGGCAGACTTATCCGATCCCTTACCCATTACGCGCCACACAATCTCCTGTGCAGCGTTTCCAATCTCTTGTATTGTTGGTGCTGTCATAATTTCATCCCTGGAGGTGTGTATCCTTTGACCCATGCCCAGACCCGCAACAGCGCGTTAAACGCTATTCCAGCCTGGTACAATTCATCCTCATCCCACACTCTCGTCATCAACTTTG